TCACGCCAGCAAAGCCGCTTCGGCTTCCCTCCGCGTGACAAGTCCTGGAAGAACCCTCCCGCCGCCATGAACCCATTTGCGCAACTCTTGACCAGCACTGGACCAATCGCGCAGATTGATACGCCGCCGCAAATTGGAGGCTTGCAGACGCCCGGCACCGAGGTTGAATGTGAAATCAACAATCGCTGCCAGTCGGTCTTCTTGCTCAATGGCCAAAACCGGGCAGTAGCGCAGCGTGGCGACCAGCGCGGTCATCAGGTCGGCGGCAAGATAGCCCTCAGCTTCTGCCTCGGTCACCGGCGGGTGATCTGGCTGGCACAGGTGTCCCCAACCAATCGTCCAATACCCTGCAGGGCAGACATACGGATACGCCCGGCGCGGGTCGTTCTTCGGCATCCGATGAAATCCCTCAAACCGTTTAGCCAACTCAACCGCTGCCTGCGGCACCTCAATCACGGCCGCACCCGATCAAACACGCGCCCGAGGAACCAGAAATTCAGCACCCCTGCCCAAAGCGCCTGATCCGCTTCCGTCCAGGCGTGCAGGATGGCCACACCCCAACCAGCACCAGCGGTGACGGCCGAAACAAACGCTGCAACCTTGGCTGCGCAGTACAGCGCCATGAACCAGTAAGTGATGACCGGTCGCACACTGGTAGACAGCGCATCCGCCCACTTCACCCCTGACGGCCTGCCCTGCCCCGCCACCGCTTCCTTCAAAGCCTCAATCGCCCCGGTGTTCCACGCCGCATCCGCACTGGCACCAATCTCCGCCATGCGCTGCGCACCACGCAACTTCTCAAACTCAAGCGCCTTGTCCTGCATCGAGAGCTCATGGCCACGCTCGCCCTTGCGATCAAGCCACTTGAGGATTTCAGGAGCCAGCCGGAAAGCACCACCCAGCAGTCCACCCAATAGTGTCTCGATCATTGGCCACCTCCGAACAATTTGAGTTTCACAAAGGCACCGGCCAAGAGCGCCATCACAAGCCCGGTGACCAGCATCTTGATGATGGTGAGCCCCGCAGTGCGCTTGGCATCATTGAATGCGTCCAGCAGTCCGCGAAGTTCACGAATATCACTGGCTGCCTGCGGTCCTTCCAAACCGACTTCGGATAGTGCCTGTCGGGCGCCAAGCTCGGCGACATGCACAAGCAGCTTCTCAAATTCATCTTTGGGCAGGGAAACCATGCCATCGGTCACAGTGGGTGCATTCATTTGCAGTCTCCTAAAAAAGCAAAGCCCACCCGATGTGCAAACATCAAGGCGGGCCTCAGGGTCAATAAACGGGGTAGCGCTCTTGCTCTAAATCTCAATAATCTCCAGTGTTAGATATGGCGCAATGGCTTCCAGAACACCGTCACGCACAAAGGCCTTCTGACCCAATGCAGCGCTGCCACGCGCACGAACAACTCCGCCGCCTGGCAACTGCACAGTGATAACGCCAGTCCCGATTTCAGTCACCGTGCCCACCTGCAACGGCGCATCGGGCAACAGCTGACGAAACTGCTCATAGACGTTATGCATAGGCCTGCACTCCCAGCGTCTGCCAGACCTCCGGCAGCCCCGCTTGCACCTGGGTCGCACGGACCAGGCCAAGCCGACGGATCGTTTGACCTTGGCTGCCATCCTGGTACTCGACAAAGGCGCCGGGCTCGATGATTCCCGTCTCCGCGAGAACCGGCAGCCGCAGAGTCACCTCGATCTGGCGGCCGGTGTCAGACAGAACTGCGATGCCACGCTGACGCGCTGCAGCCGCCTCAGTGATCAGGGAATCAACGACCATGGGCGCCAGGACATCGCCCGCTGTCCCGGCGCGCGTCACCTGTCCAAGCACGCCAATTTCCTGCCCCGAGACAAACACCCGGTTGTAGGACGGCTTTTCCAACCAGCGCAGGGATTCGCGTTGGACCGCGTCAACGGGCAGGACGAAGTCAGGCGTGACCGTGTCCCACTCCCAGGGTGCTACGGGGTATCGATGACGCACACGAATGCTCTGCGCGCTTCTGTGCGGGATCAGGTAGCCACCGGCAGCACCGGCAATCGAAGAGAGCGCCTCGATCCACGTGCCCTGATGTGCGAACACACCGGATGGAACATTCCAGTCCGTCAGACCCCAATCAACGGTCCAACCAAGGGTGATGCCATTCAGAGTGAGCACATCGTCCATCAACTGCCGAGTCGTGCGAGCCTCGGTATTCGAGAAGGTCATCACTGGCGCATACGGCGCCGCAAGCACCGCGTTTCTTCCGCGGCCAGTGATTTTGATGGTGGCATCGCCAAAGGTGCGCTCACGGCTGATGCTCTCAGCAAACACATGGAAGTCCGCGCCATTGACGCTGGCCAGAAGCGCAACAGGCCCCGCTCCGTTGCCTGGATCGACCAGGGCCCCGGCGATTGCAGGCAGCGTTGCCTCGAAGCCCCAAGCCCACGACGCGGCATCGAGCGACAGCGACAGGCTAAAAACCGGCACCTCGACACCATCGATGACTCGGTGCAGACTCACATCATTGATCACAAAGTACACCCTTCTGACAGGAACAATGACCACGTCCACCGGCGTGATCTCGCACTGGCGCAGCCCAAACACCAGCAGCGGCGCCGCCAACGGCGGGCAAGCAAACAGCAGCTGCCCACCCCAATACGGGATGGGTGTAATCGGCAGCACAGGCGCCACATGAATGCCCGGCCGCGGCACCCATGCCTCCTCAAAGAAGGCCCGCCAGTACCGCGACCGGGGCATCGCAGGCCCCGCATGCCCTCTGTAGCGGCCACCCCTGTGCAGGGCCTCTGACCAGCGCGCGTGCAAGTAGACCCGGGGCGTCTTGAGCCCGTCCTGAAACAGATGGTTGCAGGTTGCCCAGGCGCGCGCACCCTCCTGGAACGAGCCCAGCAACTCAGGCCCCACGGCCATCACACCGTGCTGCGCCTTGCTGGACATACTCAGACCCGCAGTAACTCCGTCCTGTTGCTTCTGCAATACCACCGTGGCCACGCGGTCAGCCTCCGTAAAGGGCGAATTGACCACCTCAGTTGCCGCACGCTGTGCGTTGCTGAACCACCCTGCAAACCCAGTGTCGGTCGCCAGCGCATGCTGCTGCAACTGCTCGATACCAGTCTCAGCACGCACGGCGATCTGGTAGTTTGAGGCCACCTGACCGACCATCGGGCGCTCGGTCTGCGAGTCGTAGATTGCGTTCACAGTCCCTGAGAAACGCGGCAAGACGCCGGAGATGGCGACACCAACACCAATGGCGATCGTGACAGTGCCGCCCAGAGCCGGCAGTGCCCCGTTCAGGCTTACTGTCTGATCGGCAGGAACCGAGAATAGGACGGTGCCACCAAACGCCGGCAGCGTGCCCGTGGCAGCAATGAACTGAACCCGTGGCGCGGTAAACGGCACCACTCCACCGAACACCGGCAGCGTCCCGCACAGAGTAACCGTCTGCTCCGTCGGCGGGACAAATACATTCTCCAGCCCAAAGATCAGTTCAATCGGGACGGCCGTTTCAGGTACCGCCTGAAACTTCAGGTCCTGTGCCATGGTCTAGGTCAAAGTACTGGCACCCAGAATGGCCCTCGCCCCCGCGTACAGCATTGTGCCGTCCGTGCCAGCCAGTTTGAAGTCACCGCTACCCGCAGAATCTGTAACTGTGCCATCGGCCACCAACGCTCCGTCCCCATTGACCCATCTGGCCCAAACTACGGTCGCGGTGGCCATGATCAGGTCCCCAGTGCTGCTCGCCTGGTCCAGCACCAGCACATGATCAATGACTGCTCCGCAGGGGACAGCCAAGACGATTTCCAATGGCGGCGTTTCAGCCGGTGTCCCGCCCAAGGTCGGATGTTCAGCAATAAAGAACTGAATCCTGGACGGAGTTGGCGCCGAGTCTGCAAAGGCGATGCTGCCCGCCAGTCGGTAGTCGTTGTGGGCTGCCGATATTCCCATTGTCATGTCATAAGCTCCGGAACGACCCTGTCGGCGATCACCGCTCGGTAGGCTTTCGTGTAGTCATAGGCCAGCACGGTGAATGTCGCAGCCATGTCCAGATAGTCAAACTCATAGGCGCCCGTGACCGGATCGCTCCAAGTGGACTTCAACAGAACATGGGCCACCTCATCCAGCAGGATCACCTCGCGATGGGCTGGCAGGTTGGGGCTCACTTTGACCGTACCGGTGATTTTTCCGGTGCCGCCGAAGTAGGCGATTCGCTTTTGCATCGTGTTCACTACGCGCCGTCTGGGGCCTATTGAATCCAGGCCTTCTGGCGGCATCAGGGACACATAGCCAATGGGCTCATCGATGATTCGCTTGGTGAAGTAGATATGGTCCAGCCAGGCAAACTCGGCCGCGGGCGGTGTGAAGTCCGTCGTGTACCGGGCAAAGCTCTGCGTGATCCGGAAATCATCAATGTAGCCCTTCCATTGCTGATCGGTCCAGTTCGTGTTTCCAATGTAGAGGGGTGTGGCACTGTTTCCAAAGACATTGGTGTAGGTCGCCGTGCCACGGGCCACACCGTCGATGTACAGGGTCAGGGTGTTTCCCACCCTGACCCCAGCAAAGAGATACCAGGTGTTCAGGGACAAGACCGCCCCCGTCATGACGATGGCGGTATTGCCGGCGTAATACCAATACAAGATCCCGTTGATCCATTGCAGTGCGTTATGCCCCACCGCATTGCTGTTGAAGTTCCCGTAGACATACATCGAGGCGGAAGCCGTATCGGCATAAAACCAGCACTCGACAGTGAAGTTGCTGGTCCCCATCACGATCGTCGAAGCAGAAGGAATGGAGAGGTTTCCCAGGCCATCGACCTTGTAGGAAGTGCCACCGAACTTGCTTTGCGCGCTGCTGATGAGAACCGGGTGCGTGCCGCTGTACTGGGATACGACCTTGCTCGTGATCTCATTGCCACTGATCACAGAGCTTCCAACCGACCCGCTGCCAGACAGGAGCACGGTGACAAAGTCAAAGTACGGATCGGCTGCGTAGATTTCCGAAGGAGACAGGGCTGCCATGACTTACCACCAGGGCCCAGTGAGATCAAAGAGCATCATGGCGCTTTCCTTCTCGGTGGCGTACCCCACGCGCACGACTTTGAAGGTCTTGCCCAGATACCCGGTCACACCGGTGATCAGATCACCCTGCAGATAGCTGGTGGAATCGTTGTAGACCAGCAGCAGACCGGGCATCTTGCCCCGGATATGACCCGGACTTTCCTGTCTGATGTAGGCAGGATGCACGATCAGGCTGTAGTCAGGGCCGTTGGGCCAGGGCACGCTGGTGGTTCTGCCGCTGACCTGAGAGGTATTGTTGGTATTGAGTCCAAAAATGCCGGCTCGGATATAGCCACCGACCTGCGTATGGTCCCTCAATATGACCTTGCCAGCAAAGTCCAGGGAAGAGGCCATGTGACCGTTGGCGGTGGCCCCACTGAGGGTGCAAAGAGCCGCCGTGTTGTAGACCTCGGTCGCAGCCAGAATGGTGTTAAACCCATCTGAGGCCCGATAGCTCTGGAAGTCGGTGAACGCATAACTTGCGCGTCCGCCCCAGGTGTAGGCCTGAGTGACAGGCGTCCACTGCGGGAAGAAGTAAAAGCCCCGGTCGTCCCCAATCAAAGTCCACTCCCGATTACCTGCATCGGGTGTGCTGTGGTCGCCGTAGGATCCATTGTCAATCTTGGCGTAATACCATTTGTACCAGCCGTCATAGACGGTGGTGCCTGAGCCGGTGGTTGCCTCGTTCTTGGTCGGGACGGAGGCGTCATACGGGGCTCTGGCTCCCGTAAAAGTGTCAATATCGCTCATACTCTGAGCCAGGGTCACCTTGCCCTTCTTGGCGTAGGTCGTGGTGTAGCCGCTGCCCAGACTGTCGTCCACGCGAAGCAGTGGCTTGTTGCTCAGCACATTGGTGCTGCGGTAGGCGCGCTTGCTCGTGCCCGTAAAGGCAATCTCAAAGCCGAGCGGGGCCGCCTTCACCGACATCGTGCCGGTGGCCGGACTGGTCGGGCTGCCGGTGATGTCGAAGGTAAAGGTGTTGGAGGTTCTGGCAGTGACCCTGAATTCGCCGTTGTAGGCGCTCTGGTCGACGCCGGCAATCGCGACCACCTGGTTGACCTGGAACAGGTGTCCGGCCGTGATCGTGACGGTGGCCACGCCCGCGGCACTGGTCAGAGAGGCAATCGTCTTGGCGTTGAAGCCTGTGACCAGACAGGCGTCAAGGAGCGTGGTAAGGCTGCCCCAGTTGTTGTCCAGGGTGGGCGCACCCTGCATGGTGTTATCGAAGAACTTTATCGGACAAGACATTAGAAGCTCCTATGGACGATCGACATCACCGCGACTGAGCAAGGTGAACGAGTGCGAAATGCCGGTATTCGGCCCCTGCTGAACCGTGCGCACGACCCAGACCGGGAACATGGCGCCAACCGTGTTGATGCGCAGAATGTTTCCGGTGGCCCAGCCAAGACCAAAGCCCATCTTGGGGATCACGAAATACGCCGTGTTTGTGGCAGGGTTGATCGGGGCGCAGGCGACATCAACACCCAAATAGGTCGTGCCGCCATTGATGGAGCCGGTACCGAGCACGCCCACATGCTCGCCAACGATATTGAAGGTCGTCGTACTGGTGAACACCAGGGCCCAGCGCTCTGTCTGAGCCCCGGCATTGGTCACGATGATCGGATAGGCGGCGTCATTGAAGGTGCCCGTCGCGTTGGCGCCACTGACCAGATCCAGCCAAGACGTGCCGTTCCAGGTGGCCTGGTCGAACACCAGACTGACACGGGCTTTCAGGTCACCGGCGACCAAGGCGCTGCTGACGTAGCTGCTGAGTGGACTGGTGATGGGGTAGGCATGGGTCAGGGGTCGCGTGAAGGTCAGCTCTCCGCTGATCTGCACGTCGCTCACCACCGCCATGTCCTCGATCCGGTGCTCGATGGTGACCGGCTGGCTGTAGCCGGCCACGCTCGTGAAGGTCACGGTGCCGGCTTCCAGGTCCGCTGCGTACCCAGTATTGATCACGACACCGTCATGACCCACGACCCGAACCCGGCTCAGGCGCACGCGGGCGCAGTCAATCACCTGGCTATTCGATACCGTGGCCGTCACGCTGGCCGTATGCCCGACCACCGCGAAGCCACCGGCCCTAAAGATCGGCACCCGGCCGTCCGATGGCAGGCGCACTGGGTCAATGCCCAGAATGGCGGCGTCGAGTGGAAGGTAGGTGAAGCTCACTGCGTTATAGCGAATGCTGCTGAGTAAGGCCAGGTCAGCAGGCAGGGTGCCGACTCCCGGTATCGACAGGAACGCAAAATCCCGGTCATAGGCATGGTCGCCATCAGGGTTGACGAAATACAGCTCAATCAGCCCGTACTGGTAATCCACTTTGCCCTTGACCCGAGTCCCATTGAAGTGCCCTTGTCCATCGGCCGTCACATTGAAGGTGGTGCCGTCCTGCAAGGTACCCAAAACGCTGACGGAGGAGGTTCTCAGCGGAATCGCCGCCGAGCGGAAGGTCGTGGACCAGGCAGTAAAAGGCGACTCCACGCCCACGGAAGGTGGCGCAATCAGCGCGCGCCAGTTCGTGATCGTTGGCGCGCACAGGACCGGCCATGAACTGATATAGGCAATGCCGGTGGAGGACGTGACCGAGCCGCTGGGTGTGCCGCCACCGGTGGTCGGTGAAGGGTCCTTGCTCAAGGTGCCGTCGGTGAGTTCCACGTAGTGGGAGCCGCCCAGGTCAAAGGACACGCCCTTCAAGGTGTAGTTCGGCACCATCAGTGCGCTGATCAGGTACTGGCTCACCACGGCAGAGGCCAGTTCGGTCGTGGGTGGCAGCGGGACAGTCGGGGCGGTGTGAGTGGTCGGGTTGGTCGGCGCCACGTCGTAGCCGGGCACCAGAACGTCCATGTACTCCGGTGGCGTATACACGCTACCCACCAGCAGACTACCGGGAACTCCACCGGTGTTGTAGACCATCATGTAGCGGTAGGCACCCGGATCAAGAATGCAGAAATCGTTCCAGGCCTTGGCATACCCTGCATTGCTCAGGCACATCGGGCCATGGGCATCGGTCGCGACCAGAGGAATATGAGGGGCAATGGTGAACTGAGCAGAGTTGTAATCCACGGCGCCGCAGACTATTTTTGCGCCCTCGAACATGAAGAACAACTGGCCCTGGCCATCGTCTGACAGCTTCAAGACTTGTATGCGGTGCTCAAACAGAATCTGATAGCCAGCCCAGGGAGATGCTGAGGTTGTGGGGCCGGCGTAGTAATAGATGGCGACCTGCCAATCGATGTTGACGTTGCCAGGGGTCGGGTAGATGGTCTCGGTGGTGCCTGCCTTGACCATCGTCGATACGACGTGGGCAGGGACGGTGTAGCCCGGCGTGCCGGGGATGGTGATCGGGACGATTGCCGCATTGTGCAGACGCGTGCTGAGTTGGGATGCACTGCCGTAGGGGTTTTCCACATCGACCATCAAGGAGAATAACGTGCCTGCCGGTAGAAGCTCATTGGGGGAGATATAGACCACGCCCTGCGCGTAGAGCACCTGACCTGTGGCGTCGCCCGTGAGACCACCCAGCCCATCGTCATAGGCGTGCTTGGTGACAGCGCCGTAGGACCACACAACGGTCAAGCCGCCGACCTTGATCGGCTTGGAGCCCTTCTGGTCGGACAGCAGGCCATCGGTGTTGAGCACCACGAACACCTTGTTGCCGTGAGAGAGCAGCGAGTTGTTCACAGCCACGGTGCTCACCTTGCTGTAGCTCTGAATCACCACCGAACTGCCGACATCGGGCAAGGCACCGAGGGTGACGCTCACACTGCCTGATCCGTAGTTGACGGTGCCAATGCCGTACTCGCTGCTGGTGCCCTGGAGCACCCCAGCGCCGTTATCCCTCAGCACGTACCAGCGGCCCTGCGCCAGATAGGCGATGTTCAGGGTTCGGGCCACCGGTGGGTCGTCCATGGTGAACGCATAGCTGAGGCTGCGCGATCCCACCGTGACCCGAATCGATCGTTGGTCTGAAATCAATTCCGGGACCGTCGCCGGAACAAAGCTCACGACGTGGGTTCCGCCACTGGCACCCCAAACATTGGTTGAGAGACTCAGAATCCCGTTGTCGTAATCGACGGTACCGACCTGGGCGCCGGCGCTCTTGAGCAAGCCGCCGCTGTCGGTCACCGTGACCCCGGCGCGCACGACGCTCAAGGACCCCGGATAGATCGGGCCACCGACAAACAGGTTCTGCGAGGTGCTGAAGGTCATGGTGAGCGTCTGGGTGACCCCGCTGCCCGTGGGAATCAGGGCTGTGCTCAGACCATTGGTGCGCACGTCCGAGATCGGGGTCTCGGTCTGGGCGCTGGGCACAAGCTGCGTAAAGATTGATTTGGTGGTGACCGTGAAGTCGCCTATTGCAGCATCGAGCTCCAGCGGCACCACACCCACGTAAGTACCGGCGTCCGCCACCACCGTATCGCGCACGCGCGCCGCACCGGTGGCCACTTTCAAATCGAAACTGCCTTCGGAGCCGCCAAAGTCATAGCGCAGCGCGTCACTGATGTTGCAGGTCACCACCCACATTGGAACGGCCTTGGCCTGGGAGTCATAGTAGATGCGAACCACGTAGTTCACGGCCGTGGTCCGCACAAACTGCGAGATTTCGTTGACCAGTCCCTCGTACTGGGCCACCACCAGCGTCTGACCCACGCTCGGCAGTTCGGTGTTTTGGGCTTGCAGCAGCTGCACGCTGCGCTGACCCGCTACATGGTTGTTCAAGAGGATGCCACCCCAGATGGCACCACGGTTCAAATAACTCTCGACCCGGGCACTGGCCGCATCCCGCCGATCGAACGTGCTTTTGGTGGAGAACAGGGTGACGCTGATGTTGGGGTCGGCCGGTGGCTCGGCGACGATGACATTGCTGCCCATATAGGTATCGACGTCGGTGGTCTGAACGCTGACGTGCAGCTTCCTCAAATTGACGCGGCCGCCGGCACGGTCGAGCTCGGAGATGTCGGGGAAGATGGCGTTGGACACACCATCGACGATGATGGTGCTGGTCGGCGCGCCGCCTCCTTCGGGCACGTCGTTCATGACTTGGGAGGCAACAAGCTTGATGTCGCCGGTGAGAATTGGCATGGAGACTCCGCTATTTTCCAGATTCAGATTTGCATCAGCTTGAGCGTCAGGCGGTAGAAGTCGGCATCAAGGCGCGCCACAAACCCCGTGACCGGCTCGGCGGTGATCGGCGTCTCGGCGTGGCGAAAGGCCACGGTAAAGGCGCGCGCGTCCAACAAGGTCAGCTCAAACCGGCCTGTGCTCTCGCCCAATGGAACACTCGCCCAGTCATAAAGTGTTGTGATCACGGCGCGCGTGACCCACGCCATGTCGATCGCACCCGTGAGCGTGATTGGACGCCCGGCCTGTTTCAACGCTGACTGCACCATGAGGGCCCCGGTAATCAAGTAGGAGACGGAGGCCACGGCCGGCGTCCAGGCGTGCTCATCGCTCCACAGTAAATCATCGGGCAGCGCCAGGGTCACCTCATCGGAGAGGTTTTTCAGTTGCATCAGGATTAACCTCAGATTGCCCGGGCTCGGGCTACTTCAAGCAGTTGCAGAAGACGCGACTCATCGCGCGCATCGATGGTTGCGTTGACCTTGTTGCTGCCCGAGGCGAGTTCCACACGCACGGTGCGCATCGGTCCCGCATCGGCCGCGAATACCGGACGGTCGATCGCAAGGCCTAGGCTCTGCACCAGGCCGCCGCTGGCAAAACCCTGCACCCGCTGAGCCAAGGCTTGCGCTGGCATCGACAGGTTGTTCAGGGCCTCAAAGAAGCCGGCGCCAAATCGTGAGACTGCGGATCGATTGACCACGTACTCGCCGGGTGTCAACATCGCAGGAACACTGTCGGACCTGGCGACACCACCGCGGCCAAAGAACTGACCCTGGTTTTGCTCCATGTAATCCAGCAGATCGCGCTCAAGATCCTTGCCCCAGAGCTGTGGTTGCGCCATCGGTGTGCGCCAATGCTGCTTGACAGTGTTGACCTCCTGCTGTTCGGCGGAGCTGAGTTTTGAGCGACCGGCCAAAGCCTCGAGCGTTCTTCGGTCAACATCTGCCTGACGGCCGTAGTATTGGCCCTGGCCCCACTCGAAGCCGATGTCGACGCCGGCTCCATAGTGCATGCGCAGCCAAAAGGCGTAGTCTCGTGCGCCTTGCAGGCCCAGTTCCATCATCTTCTGCGCCTCGGCGACGTCGCGATTGCGTTTGACAGGTGCGCGCACATCGGGTGAGACCGAACCACCACTGGCAAAGCGGGCGACACCGTTGGCCAGGCGCGAGAGCACTGTGCTGCCGTATTTCTGCACAGCCGCCTTGCGCAAGACAAAGGCACCCGCATCCAGGCTGCGTGGCACCGTGTCGTTATTGCCTGAGCCCGGCACCGAGCCGCCGCCCATGCGTGGGAAGGCAGGCGCAACGGCGCCGCCCTCTGCAAAGTAACTCTCACCGGATCCAACCACGCCACCGGCTGCATTGGTTTCAACTTTTTGCACATAGATCGTGTGCGTGCTGCTGGTGTTCAGACCATTGAGACTCTGAATCTGGCTTCTCGCGGCATCGACATTGGTGCTGACGCTGTGCGTGGACTCCGTCCTGAGGTTGCCCAGCGCCTTGATCATGCCTTCGACGTTGGTGATTGAAGCTTGGGCTTTTTCTGTGGTGACCCGGAGCTCAAGGAGGGAGTTTTCTTTGGCGTAGGCGGTGAGTTTGTCCAGCGCAGCCTTGGCCTGACTGACATCGGCGTCAACCGGCAACGTCTTGCCTTCCTTGAGCAATTGCTCGTATTCCTGCAGTTTTTTCTGGGCCTGCTCAAGATCGGCCTTGATCGGCAGCAGTCGTTCCTTCTCGGCCAGGGATTTGTCGAGTTCCGCGAGCGCCTTGTCAAACCGGCTGGTGTCGGCATCGATCGTGACTTTGAGACCGTCTTTGAGCTTGGCCGTGATCTGATCGATTTGGGACTCGGTATCAAGCAGGGTCTGCTTGATCTGATCACGCGCTGACAGCGCCGCCTGTGCTGCCTTCTGGTGCGCCTGGGCTTGGGCATCGAGCGTCTTGTTCAGAATGTCTTCTGACTCGCGGATGTCTTGCACGGCGCGGTTCACTCCATCCTTGCCTTGGGTGATGGCGGCGTCGGATTCCTTGGTCTTCTGTGCCAGGTCTGCACGCAACTGATCGGCTTGGCGCATCAGTGCGTCAGCGGTGGCGTATTCCTGTTTGCGATAGGCCTCGCGCGACTGCGCTTCCAGCAGCGCCACTTGGGAGAAGGCCTGCTCGGATTGCCTCCGTGCTTCTTCTGCCTTCTTCGCCTCCGCGGTCTGGCTGCTGCCGACCTGAGCCGCGAGGTCCATCGCCTTTTGCGCGAACTCTCTAGCGTGTTCGAACTCGCCAGCAGCCAGCGCATCTCTGGCCTTGGTCTGCAGCTCGACAACCTGACGCTTGCGATCCTCCAGCGCTTCGAACTCGGTCATGCCCAGTCGGCGCAGTTCGCGAATCTTCTCCTCGGTCGTGAGCGTGAGTTGGCGCTTGGCTTCCTCGATGCGCACAATCTCTGCCAGATGGCGATTGGCCTCTGCGTTCAAGGCATCGATGTGCGCCTTGTATTCTGTGGCAGCCTGCGCCATCGATTGGCGTTTGGCCGCCAGAATCTCGGCCTCAACCCGTGTGACGTTGGCACTGCGCTCGGCATCGGTCAAGCCTTGGCGCTTCGCGGCGTCGATCCTGGCCTTGGACTCGTCATCGATGAGTTTCAATGTTTCAGACAAGGCCTGACGGCGCAGCGTGGTCTGCTGCGTCATCGCATCCAGCAACAGAGCCGTCGATTTGGCGAGCTTGTCAGCCTCCGACTGCTTGGACTGATCCAGAGCCGCCTGCTCCTGCTGGTATCTGGCCTTGACGGCGTCCACTTGGCGCTGCAAGCTGGCCTCGATGATGCCGGTCAGACCCTTGTAGGCTTCTGCCATCTTGGCGGTGGCATCAGTAACGACGCCATTGGCCTTGGCTACTGCCTGCTCGACATCACCGAGGCGCGATTTGAGCTTTTCTACTGCGTTGTGAACGGCTTCGACACCACGCCCGACCGCTTCCTGCGTGCCCTGACGCACGGCTTGCAGTCGCCTGGCGATTTCTGCCTCCGTGTTGGCAACCGTCGTCATCGCCCCTTTGGCCGCTTCTGCGCCCTTGGTCGCCTCGGCATACATCTGGCCAAAGATCTGGTTCATCTCCAACAGGCGTTCTTCATGACGTTTCGTCGCTGCGGCTATCGTGTCATTGGTAAAGATCGCGGCGAACGCTTCCCAGCGGTACTGCAAAAGCTCGACGGACTTGACCAGGACTTCGACCATCAGAATGCCGGCCTTTTTCACAAACTCGAATTTCTCGGAGAGCCAGGTGCCGATTTCCCATCCGATGATGAAAGCACCAAAGGTTGCAAAGGCGGTCTTCAGGAGGCCCACGCTGGCAACTGCACCGGACACCGACAGATTGGCGGTTTCCCAGGCCGCCGCTGTGGCGCTGGCTGCGGTCACCGCAGCGGCGCCCGCGGTCTGCCAGGCGGTGATGAGTGCCGGAATCAATCGGTAAATCAGCACGGCCAGACCCACTTCGGCTATCGTCTTGAGCCATTGCATGACGGTGTCTAGGTTGGTGGACAGCCAGGTCAAAGCATCCGCCAGCTTCTTGGTGGTGCCCGTTGCCGTGTCAACCTGACTGACCCACTGGCCGAAAGCGTTCTGCAGTTTCTGGAACGCCTGGCTGACCGTTTGCGGCAGTTGGGCGTACTCAAGAGCCAGTTTGTCCTTTTGCGACAACAGGGCGTTGACCACGACGTCAGCGGTCAGGCGCCCCTCTTCGGCGAGTTTTCTGAGGCGCCCGATCGGGACGTTCAGGCCATCGGCCAGGGCTTGCGCCAGGCGCGGACTGTTTTCGACAACGGAGTTGAATTCCTCGCCGCGCAGGACGCCGGAAGCCAGGGCCTGGCCGAACTGCAGAAGAGACGACTGGGCTTCCGTGGCCGACGCACCGGAGACGCGCAGTGCTTGCGAGATGCTCTCGGTAATCGTCAGGGCATTCTTTTGCTCACCGCCGAGCATGCGCACCGCCTGCTGCAGTTTGCCGTACAGCGTGGCGGTTTCCTGGATCGGCACTCCTATGCGCTGGGCAATCTCAAAGAGCGATTTCTGGGCTTCGGTGTATTCCTGCTGACCGATGGTGGCAAGTTTCAGTCTCGCGCCCATCATGTTCCAGGCGTCCGCTATTTGAACGACCTCCTGCAGCTTGCCCGCGGCCCAGTTGATGGACAGGAAGGCCAGAAGTTGGGATTTGGCGGAGTTGACTTGATCGCCAAACGCCGACATGCCGGCCTTGACCTCGGCCAGACCGGCGGCTGCCTTTTCTCCTGCCGTCTTGGCGTTGACCGCCAACTCACCGAGGCTTTGCTGGGCAGAAGTCAGGGCGCGTTTGAGCCCGTCATCGGAACCTTCGAGGGCGACGAGAACGGCAATGCGGTTATTGGCCATGGATCAGGAGAAACAAAATATTCAAATATGACCACTTAAATGGTCTTTTTTGGTAAGATGAGCGCTTAGGGTTTTGACAAACTGGAACACTGACATGGACGCTGTACTTGCCGAGACTTCGATTGGCATCACCGAACTCAAGAAGAATCCTTCGGCCGTGATCCGCGACGCCGGAACGGATGCTGTTGTCGTCTTGAACCACAACAAACCTTCGGCCTACCTGGTGCCCGCCAGCACCTATGAAGCGCTGATGGACGTGATCGACGATCTGCAACTGCTGCCTGTGGTGCAACAGCGCATCGCGGCCTGGCAAGCCAAACCCGAGGACGTCATCGAGCTCAGCCGACAGGAGTTGGAGCGCATCGCTCGCACGCCGGCCAAACGCGCTACCAAATCCTCATCCAAAACTACTGCCAAGATACTCAAGAAGTAGCACCATGACCGCTTACCGACTGCAGTTTCTGCCTGCGGCCAAAGCGGAATGGGACAAGCTCGATGGCAGCATTCGCCAGCAGTTCGCCAAAGTACTTCTGAGGCGCCTGGATAATCCGCGTGTTCCTGCTGCGGCGCTCACTGCCATGTCAGACTGCTACAAGATCAAGCTTCGCAGCACCGGTTTTCGACTGGTGTACCGCGTGCAGGATGAAGCACTCATTCTCCTGACGATTGCTGTCGGAAAGCGCGACAAGAGCGCCGTCTATGACACAGCCAAACTGCGTTTGACCCTTGGCACAGAGCAAGCCAAGTCCAAGACACCCGCCAAAGCACCCGTCAAGACAGCACCCAAGTTGCGAGCTCGCAAATAGCAGATCAGTCCAGCGTCTGGATTTGCCTTTCTATTGCCACGGCCAGACGCGGCACGCGGCCTGCGACCAGTCGTTCGATATCTAGGCGTTTCTTCAAGAGCACCCGTGGCACCAACACAGCAATCGGGATATCGGCGCCGCGCTGCAAGCGTTTCACACCCTCGGCCTTGCGGTAGCGCCGCTTGAATCCTGCCAAGGGGCGGTCGTACTCTTTGATGTTCTCGGCCATCAATACGATGTTGCCCTTGGCGTTTTTGATGAAGTAGGCGTTCCCGCCCCTCATCAGTTCGGCGATCTGCGCCTTGAAGCGCTTGCGACCGACACGCCCATGCAGCGGAATCAGCATCTTGGCATTGATGGCTCCGCCCCGCTCGTGGATACCGGACCACGGAATGCGCGAACCCACATACAAGGCAGGCAGTCGATTCGGATCCTGGTCCAGCACCTTGGCGTTAAAGCCTTTGAGGAAGGCGTTCTTCACCACCGCCATCTGACCGGCAACCTGGGCTCGCACTTCCTGCTTGATCTCGGTGGCCTCGCTGCGCATGGCGCGCGCCACGGCTCGTCTGACCTTGTCCTGGAACTCGCCACCCCAGCGGCGCAGATTGGCTTGCGCGGCGGAGCTGTCGATGCGGATGGAGATCTTCATGAAGAGTGGGTGCGATCGGTGAGGCGATCCAGGGTTTGGTCGAGGCCTTTTGCATCGCCACGGGTACCGATGGCGATCAAGGAAAGGAGACGCGCATCAATTGCGGCGTCCGTCCGAATCGTGGCGCCCAGAAAGCCGCGCAACTGCGCCAAGGTGTAATCCAGGATGTCGGGAAGACGGTGACCGTGCTCTATCAGGCGCTGGACGGCCTCGAACCAGACACCGGTGCTGCTGCCGGTGCGAGGCTTTTGGCCTGCGTGAACAGGCCTTCCAGTTTGGGCATCACCGTCCGGGTAAAAAAATCGGCATTCACCTCGATCACCTTGGCCGCCAGCAGAATCGCCTCGTCAGCCGCAAGATCATCGACCCAGGTGCGCGGCTTGTTGACGGCGATCGCAATGGCTGAGAGCAAATCGTCGCCGTGATCGCCAAACAGCGTCAACCAATCGATCTCTGTTCGCGTGAGATGCTGCATAACGGGTGAGATCGTGCGCAAGAAGGCCGGCATTTGGCCCACTTTGAGGGGTTTTATCGCCAATGCCTCGCCACCTACGATCAGTTCGACGGCTTGCGGGATAAGTTCTTCCAAGTCAGTCATGGTGATCGATCTAGATTTGGACTATTTTTCCGAACTGACCTAGAGCAGCGTCGAACGGCTTGCTCGCATCGGCCAGAAGCGAGCCGTCCATCTCGAATTTGTTGTAGTCGTCCGAGATAAAGGAGATTTCCTTCAAGGGATCGAAGGCCACACGGTAGAGTTCGACCAGGACCTTGGCATTTCCCTGCGCGGTGTTGAGCCCCTCCAGGCGCAAATAGCGCTCGGGCAGCGGCTGGGTAAAGATCCCGATCTCTGTCGCTACACCGTAGGCGTAACTCGCCTTGAATGGCGCCGTGAAACCCGTGACATCGAGAAACTGCAGGGCGCCAAAGTCAGTATCGGCCGTGTAATGCGTGCCCAGCTCCAAAGTTGCGGGCGTTCCAGCCGAATCGACAACGACCAGCGTCGATACTTTGGGATGGGCAAAGAAATAGCGGTCACCGACTACTGGAACAGCACCACCGATCGGCTCTGCTGTCACTGTGCCGGTCGTGCCGACGACGTGGTTGCCGTACAGGGCGAGTGCCAGGTTTTCTTTGGTGAATTCCTCGATCGTGAGTTTCACGGTGGCGGATTTCTGCTTGACCATGCAGTGGTCCAGCGTGCGCTGACCGGTCTGGCTCTCGTAGTGCTCGAGCACATCGGTCTTGAGCGAGAGTTTGAGCTCGGCGACGTTGCCGGGCGAGCGAACCTCGACGGGGTTGCCTGAGATGTCACGCTTGCCGAGGAAGACTCGGCCTTGGAAAGATGCATAGGTGCTCATGGTTTGGGTTCCTTGTGTTGAAAGGGTTTGGGTTCTGGCTCGGTCCTGAAAGGCTTGGGCACTGGCGTCGCAATGCTGTTGGCGATCAGCCAGTGAGCGGTTGCGTCGTCGACTTCAATTCGCTCACCAGACGCGCAGGTCTGATTAGCGTGCGTGTGCGGTTTCAATAGAACAAGTGGGGTCATAGGGTTCATCCAATCGTTGAGATATCACTGGCTAGGGTTCGGTAGGTGATCTGGTAGCGAGCCGGAATGGCTGCAGCGGTAGCGTCAGCATCCTCGACGTCCCACTCGCATTCCAGTTCTCTGAGGCCCAGACACAGGCCACCGAGGTTGGTGCTGGCAAAGAGGGCTGCGTGAGCGGCCACAAGCAGTGCGTCTGCGATTGCTTCCGGTGCGCCGCCAGCGGTTTCACGTGCAACGGCCACCATGCGCAGCACCAGCTGGCGCTCGACACGGTCGTTGATGCGCGGCGAAACCGCATCCGACTCGGGGAAGAGCAGAAGCGCTGGCGACTGCTCGCGGCTGACGCCAGTCGGAGGGGACCGGATCAAGGTGGCTCCTTGCGCGATCGCGATGGGCGCGAGCAAGGCCACCACCGCCTGAATGATATTTTCTCGAAGGGATTGGTTCATGGATTCGTAGAATGCAAATTCAAATAGAAGAAAGCCTTATGGCAAGCACACCACCCAAGAAGCCGCATCGCAGCAGCCAGTCGCGACCTTCCCACTTCACCGTCCTCGTCGAGTTGATCGACACCAAGCCCACGATCTGGCGGCGCATCCACCTCGATGGCCGAATCCGCCTGGACGCGTTTCATCACGTCTTGCAAGCCGCCATGGGCTGGTCCGACTCGCACCTGCACGTGTTCAATATCGGCGACAAGCACTACGGCACGCCAGACCCCGAATACGAGGACCTGGATCACCAGGTGTTGATCGAGAAGAAGTTCCGACTCAACCAGCTGCTCGCAACAGGTGACAGCTGCACCTACCTGTACGACTTCGGCGACAGTTGGAGCCACCGCATCACAGTCGAATCAATCGAGGAGTTGGACGAAGCCCATTCCAATGCACGCAGTGCCTGGGTTGAAGCGGGCCAACGTGCCTGTCCACCCGAGGACGCCGGTGGTGTGGGGCAATACCAGGATTTCCTGGAATCCCTTGAGAACGACCCCTACGGTGAAGAGACCAAAGAGATGCTTGAGTGGGCAGGACTGGACTTCGATCCCGAGCGCTTTGACCGTAAGGCCGTCAATAACGCAATCGACCGGCTGCTATGGAATGGCTGGATCAAGATCGGCGTCTGAGAACAACGCTTAGAGTCGTGTCAGCGTCGCCTGACATTCCGAGCCATCCCCAATCGCGGTGATTTCTCGCACGCGATAGTTCTGGCCCGCAACCTCCAGCGTGCTGCCCGCCACCAGATCCGCCAACCAAGTCAAGGGATATCGGATCATGTAGTCCCGACTCACGCCCATCCCGCCGAGCACATCGTGGTCAGGCGCACGCAGATCGACCATGACCTGCGTGCTCCCAAACAGGGCGGGTGTCAGCAGCCCCGCATTGTCAGCTGCCGCGTACAGAAACTCGACGCTGACCATCAAGCCATCGTGAGCTTGACCAGCACACCCGGGCGGTGGCACATCGGCAGCGGATTGCTCTGCGTGTGCAGATCGGTGCCGCGCTCGAACTTGCGGGGTTCTTGTTTGGCGTACAGGACCTGTCCGAGCGTATTGACCGTCTCGTTGAAGTCGGCCGGGGCGATGTAGGTGCCAAAGGTGTCCACTGTGCCCAGCGGAAACGCATGCGCCTCACCGGCGGCGATGAAACGGCGAACATTGCCGTCGATGTCACTGGCCTGGCCGCGGTATTCCTCGAAGGTCAAGCCACCGAACGAGAAGGCCTGGCGCACGTCGTCGCGCAGCATCGCGCCTTGAGCGTAGTTCTCATAGGCCTTGTTGACCTTGGCGTGACCGACCAGCTTCTCGAAGAACTCGGGCGAGCACAGGCAGTGGATGCCGGTCATGAATTCACCGCGCAGGTTGTCGTCCACATGGCGCAGCACCTCGAAGCAGTTCTTTCTGACGTCGGTGCTCTCGGTGTTGAGCCCGAAGCTGACCGTCTTGGGCGGGATCTCAAACTCGTTGTACAGGTTGTAGAGCACCGAGCCATCAGAATCCAGGATCGCACCCTTCAAGGCGCCCATGCGCAAATGCTCCAACGTCAAGGCATGCTTGTTGCGCATGCGCTCCAGATGACTGGCCAGCACGGTGGCCACGGTTTCCATCTCGGTCTCGGAGCCGAAGGCCCGGATCCCCTGGACTTCCTCCGGCAGCACCACATCATCATGCGGAATGTGCGGCACGACAAACGAGCGCAGCTTGCGCTTGTCCCGGAAGCCGACGGAACTGGGGCTACCGACGGGAAGTGTGGGCAACAGGTTGAGCGTGCCATTGCGCTCTTCGACCAGGATCTGGCGACTGCGCACCGGTTTGAACGGAAACAGATTCATCTGCTCCAGACGCCCGTAACGGTTGGGCAGCAGATTGATGGCCAGGGTCAAAGCAGCCATTGAGAAGCCGGGATTGTTGAATGGGTTTTGCATAAAGGATCTCCAGAAGAACAAAACCCGCCCGGCGAATCAACACCGAGGCGGGTTTCAGGGAAGGAAAGAAGTGGTTAAGTGGGTCTGGACCTTGAGTCGGCTCAGGCGCTGGTGCGAATCAGAATGCCAATGTCTTCGAGGTGGCGCACTGCAGCCCTCTTGACGTCAGCATCAATGCCTGCGGGCCAGATCACGAGCTTTTCTGCGACCATGGCGTGGCGTGCCAGGAGCAGCGCGTCCTCGCGGTCGATGAGCGATGCATCGATGTCGCCGAGCAGAATGCCAACCGGCGTCTCAGTCCCATCGGTCGCGGCCGGATCAAAGGCATGGTGCTTGTCGTCGGCTGTTTTGCGACCCAGCACCGTGCCCATGGCTAGGTTCTGGCCAGCGGCAATGGTGATGGCGCTGCGGGAGTAGAACTGAGGGGCTTCAAACTTGAGCAGATCGCCCAGCGTGGGTAGTGAATCAATGAAGGGCATGGTTTACTCCTTGGAGTTGAGTTTTTTGACGGCCGCCACGATTGGCGAGGATTGGGGCGAGGCTGCGGGAGAAGTGCTGCCGGTCCCTGTCCCGGTTGCAGCGGGCAGCGTGGACTGAATGCCCAGTGCGTCACTGCTGGCAGCGCGCGCTTCGATCAGGCTGCGACGCACCTCCATCTCAGTCTTTCCGGCAGCGAGGAACTGCGCGGTGCGGTCAGGGCAGCCTGCGATCAGGCACATCTCGGCAATCGCCTGCACACTTTGCTGCAGGGTCTGGGTGGCGGTCTGCGCCCCGTCCTTGCGAGCTTCGCTGATGAGTTGCGCCAAGGCAGCGGGATCGGTAATGGGGCCAACTGCGGCTTGCACCGCCGCCACTGAGTTGGGCGTCACAGGCAGCACGACAGCGCTCGCTGTGTTCGCTTCGGTGGCCGGATGGATGATGGGGTCAGGGGTTTCTTGAGGCATAAAGGTCTCCTTGGTTACCTCGTTTGGGAAGGGTTGGTTCTGGGTGGAATCGCAAGTGCTTTCAGGGCTTGCACGCGCCAGGGCTGGACCGGCCCGGACAGACAACAACGGGCTGCGTAATCGGTTTGTCAGTAGATGGTTTTTCATCTCAGACACAGCGGCGTCCAGACTCATCACGCCATCGGCAAGGCCCGCCTTGACGGCGTCCTCGCCAAAGTACAGCGCCGCCTGGGTACCGCGAATCGCTTGCACCTTGATGCCTCGCATCTGCGCGACCTGATCGGTGAAGATGGCGTATAGCCGATCAACTTCTGCCTGCAGACTGGCGTGGGCCTGAATGGAAAGCGGCTCATGGGGCGAGAAGTCGTTCTTGTGCTCACCAGCCGTAATGGCGGTGTAGCGCAGTCCCTCAGTCGCATCCTTGGCCGACTGGTCCACATGCAGAGCAATCACACCAATCGAGCCGACACCCGCGGTCTCGGTAATGAAGATGCGCCGGGTACTCGCTGCAATGGCATATGCAGCAGAGAACGCCGCATCGTTGGCCACGGCCCACATCGGCTTCTTTTCACCAGCAGCGCGGATCCTGCGGGCGAGTTCAAAGACCCCTGCAGCCTCACCACCGGGGGAGTCGATATCGAGCACGATGCCTGACACAAGAGGATCGGCCACAGCGGCATCGATCTGATCTGCAATCGAGGCGTAACTCGTGAGTCCCGATTCGACCTGCAGACCGATGGTGCGTTTGACCAGACTGCCGTAGATCGGAATCACGGCAATGCCAGTTTGCATCGCATCCATCGACAGTAGATCAATCGTGGAAGCTGCCGTGACGATCTCCCGCGAGCGCAGTGCAGACGGATCGATCGGTGAATCACCAGTGGTCGGATGCAGATCCGGGCGCAGACTCAGGCGTGGCAACAGCACCGACAGAATGACGTCGAGCTTGGCACGGGCAATAAGAAGCGGTGTGCCGAACACGCGGCACGCAAGGTGTGGCAACAAGGTGACTCCTAAATTGAAGTGCTGTCGGGGTTAGACGCAGCGGCGTCCAGAGCTGATGCCTGTCCTGGCACAGGTTTCGGTGCGGACGCCTGGTCGTGGCGCGGATCAGAATCAAAGACCAGTCCGAGTTCATCGGCGCGTTGGTTGTCGGCTGCAATCTCGCGGTCAATGTCCTCGGCGTCGTAACCGAAACCTGAGATCGCCTCGGACCTGGACATCAGCCCGGCACGAATGGCGGTCAGCATCGCGTCGAACTCCTTCTTGGGATCGACCCACTGCCAGCCCTGCGGGATCCACTTGGCCGCCAGGTACTCACGCCGCCGTGTTGCAAAGCCCGGCAAGGTGATTGCACCTTCGAGCACCGCCTGTTCTATCCAGGCCTTCCAGATCGGTCGGCACAACTGGTGCACGATGACACCGTGCTGGATCGCTTCGCAGCGGCGCCTGAATTCGAGCAAGCCAGCCCGTATCGAGGAGTAGTTGACTTGCGTCAGATCGCCAGTGAGCATCTCGTAGGTGATGCCCATGGCTGCTGCCACTGCCCGAAACTGCATGCGCAGGAATTCGGAATAACTCGCGCCGACATCGGCGGGTTGACTGAACTTCACGTCCTCACCGGGCTCCAGGAATTGCAGGGTGCCTGGCTCGAGTCCTGCCAGAGACACCCCGTTGCCATCCGCCGGCCCCTCGCCCATCAGGTTGTCTTCGGGGGCCATGCGCGTGATAAAGCCAGCAAACATGGCCGCCGTCTTCTTGCGCACCAGTTCTGCATCGTCGTACTGGTCGAGTTCATTGAGCTTGACTAGGGCCCGGGCCAGCCACGGTTCACCGCGGATCTGACCTGGGCGCAAGGGCCGAAACAGATGAATGACTTCTGCAGCCGGAACCCTAACCGTGTCCATGCCGCCGGCACCCGACATTGGAGAGAGCATGCCGTCACCCGGATGCGAGCGGTACAGGTGATACGCCACACGGCGCCCCAGCCGGTCAAACTCGATGCCGGCGCGCACTGTGTTGCCGAACCCCGAACTGCCCGCTGCTGGTGCCAGTTCGGTGTTCATCGAGGTTGGCAAGTGCTCAGGCTCCAAAACCTGCAGCTGCATCGCGACCGCGAGTCCATCTTCGGGGCGTCGGTAGCGAATCCGGATCAGGGCCTCTCCGCCCTCGAGCATGGCGCGGCAGGCCAATGCCTGCAGCCCGTAGAAGTCGGTCAGGCCTGCTCCATCGGCATCCTCACACCAGTCCCGCCACAGGGCATGGATGGATTCGCGCACCGCGTTGTCCACCAGCATCGATTGCGGCTTGATGCCGGTGCCGATGGCATTGGCCACGAAGGCTTCAACACCGGCAGCAGCCCAGGCGTTGCGTCGCACCAGGTCCCGGCTCTTGGCGCGCAGCTCCATTTGCGTGTAGGCCAGGGCCGCCACAGCGCCGGGGTTGCCGACCTGCCAGGCGAGTGCTCTGCGTCCACCGCCGATGCCGTCGTAGGTAGGGTTCGAAGGGTTGACACGCCCTGCGTGACCAGAATTACGGCCACCGAACAGGGACATGCCAAGGCGCTCTACCGACAGGCTTTTGCGCATTGTTTGGATCCAGCCCATCAAGTGCCCTTTCCCGTGGTGACTCGGATCTGCCTTGGAGCGCCCGGCCACAGATTGGTCGCAACCGCCTGCTCAAAGAGCCCGCGCTTGACTTCCCTGATGGCGGCGCGCAGTTCATCGATGGATCGATACTCGACCGTCTTGTCGCCAAAGCTGACGCGCCTCTCGCCTTTGGCAAGCGCAGCTTCCAAGGCTTGCACTTGGGTTTCTGTGTAGGCCATCAGCGATAGACCATCAGGTTGAGTTCGGAGGTGTCCGAGAGCGAGCCCGCCTGAGATGCGCAAATGACCTCGACATAGTCCGCGGTCTTGACTTCGGCCGTGACGCGGGCGCTGGCCACCTTGAGGGTAGACTGGCTGCCCGAGTTGCGCGCAAAGGCACTCCAGCAGTAATTGGCATCCGTCATCGAGCTTGCAAAGGTCACGCGGTACTTTCCAGTCGAATCGCGCGTGACACCTTGCACGTTGAAGGACGACCCTATCACCACCTTGTTGCCCACAAAGCCGAAAGAGACCCAGGCACGCGCAAGTCCGGGATGGTCAGCCTTGATGCGCAACTTGATCTGACCGCCGATGGCTGCTGCCAGATCAGCGATCCTTTGGGACAAGCTCATACCGTATCAATCTGATCAGGCAGCCAATGCGGTCTCAAACACCGCCACGTAATTTGTTTCGGGGTCACCAACTGCTGCGGCAGCAATCGCGCCGATGTTCTGCCGGGCCTGGGTCTGCTCAGGTGCGGTAAGTGACTGTGCTGCATCGAAGCGCACGCGCTTGTCCACCGCGGACAGCAGTGCGCTGATACCACTCTCGTCGCTGAGAATGGCGGTCTGCAGTTCTTTGAGGGTGTCAAAGGCGGCGTCGGCACCACCCAGAAGATCGGCCTTCAGCGCATCGAGCAGCCCGGTGATCTTGGAGGCCGAGAAGGTGGTCGCTGTCGCAGCTGAGTTGGCATCATCAATGACCGTGATGCCGGCAAGCACAGAGATTTGGCTGCGCAGCTCATTGATGGATGACACCAGATTGGTCTTGTCGGTGGTGGACAGATTGGCCAGCGTGCCGACCTGACCATAGATGGTCTTGAACTCTGCGGCCAGGCGCAGTACCAGGGATTCGATGCGAACTTGCAAACTCATGGGGAGATCTCCAATAACTTAAAAGAAAGAGCGCACTCGGCGCTCACGAGGACAACCAGCGACTCTTGATCACACGCCGGACTGATTTCTGAGACCCAGAATGTGAAAGACCACCGCTTTCGGTGGCCTCTGCTGGGTCGAATGTTTGGACTCGCGACGGCTTGTCTGGCGGTTCAATGCCGAGTTGCCTCCGAAGTTCCAGCCAGTGCCGCTCCTCGAATCGATCGAGGCCGGCTGCTGCAGCGGCGGCGCGGCAATAGACATAGATGTCCAAGGCTTCATTGCGCTCGCGCATCTTCTGCCACTCACGGTGCGCAAAGCCATTGCGGTCGCGCCGTGTAATCAACTGCTCGGCGCACAACTGCTGAATGAACTCGGCGTCAATCTTGGGCAGATGCACGTAACCTGCGGGGTAGACCACCGTGGTTCCATCCTCCAGGACGTCTGCTGTCTTGCGCAGGTTGTTGTAGAACTCCAGCTTGGCAATGCTGACCGTGACCGAATAGAGCTTGATGCCGCGGCGCAGCTTGCGTCCACCTTGCGTAACATCAACCGCTGTCGGTGTGCCGATCAGGGCCGCACCTCGTGCCACCCCTTTGACCGCCATGACCCGCGGGTCTCTACAGGTACGCACGAAGGCATAAGCCTCCTGCGTTGCAAAGCCGGTATCCAGCGCAAAGCGGGCCAGTGGCAGGGATGCACCGGATTCATGGGTCCAGGTCTCAATCAACATCTCCCGAAGGCGTTTCCACACTTCATCGCGTGCGGTGTCTCCCATCAGGACCCGGTGCTCGATCAGCCAGGATTCCTTGCCGACACCAAAAGCCCAGACCGAAGCTTCGATCCTGTCCTTCTGCACGTCGGCGCCACCGACCAGCAGCAGGCTGCCCGCTGGGACGGTACCCATCTTGTAGTCTTCTCTGCGCTCAAGCAAGCGTTGCCAGTCTGGCGCCTCGCCTTCTTCGACCCAGCTTTCACCAAGTTCGGTGTTCTTGAAAGTCTTGATGGCGGCAGCCGATCCTGATTCCTTGCTCACCGCGCTCTCCCAAGCCGCAGCGATGTCGCGCCAACTGCGCCAACCCACCGGGCTGTACAGGCTTGAAAGGTGAAAGCCAGTGGTCTTGACACCGGCGTCTGGCGCCATCGGTCGCCACTCTCCCTGCTCCAGCATCCCGGTCTTGTGATGCTCAGCGATTGGCTTATCGCAAGACTCACAGACATAGGCGGCCGTCGCTGGCAGACCTTTGTCCCAGCGCAGCTGCTCAAATCGCAGCCACTGCCGATGTGCGCAGTGTGGGCACGGCACGAAGTAGCGGCACTGGTTCGATGCCTCGTACTCGCGCTCGATGGCGCTGACACCCGAGATCGTCGGGGTTGAGACTATGAAGATCTTCCTGCGCGAGAAGGTTCGGGTACGCGCTTCGGCCAGCGAAATCGCATCACCTTCGCCTTCAACGTCCAGTGGATAGCCATCGACTTCGTCCAAAAACAGGTAGCGCACTGGCATCGATCTGAGGCCCACCGCGCTGTTGGCACCGGTCATCACCAGAACCCCACCTCGGAACTCCTTGGCCATGATGGTGTTGCCCGAGTCACGCGACCTTGCCGGTGCGATCAAGGCTGAGAGTGCTTCTGACTCCTCGATCAACGGGTCGATGCGCTGCTTTGAATTGCGCTTGGCCATGTCCACCGTCGGCCAGACTGCCATCATGGGACCCGGCGCGTGATGGATCACATAGCCAATCCAGCAGCTGCCACACTCCGTCGCGCCCAGCTGCGCGGCCTTCATGAACACCACGCGCTCCACCGGCGAGGTGGGTGAGAGGCAATCCATGATGTCTCTCAAGTACGGCGTGCGACTGGTGCGCCAACGCCCGGGCTCGGCTGACGCCTTGCTCGATAGCATCCGGTGCTGATCGGACCACTCGGAGACGGATAGCAGCGGATCTGGCATCAAACCCTCGCGCCAGGCACGCTCAATTTCTTCAGCGCCTTCGTAATCTTCCATGTTCTGTGCTGGTCTCAATCCACCCGGGGGCTAAGGTTCCCGAGTTCCTGCAAGTGGTCCCGTACCGCACTCTCCAGAGAGACGTGCATGGTGTGTGCATCAACTTCCAACTTGGCCGCCATCTGCGCTGAAACACGCGCTGGCCAGTTCAGCCAGGCGTCCCGCTCGGAGCGGGCAAGCTTGAAGACGTGGGCTATGGCCTGTGGTCTGTCAACCAGTTCGCCTTTGAGACGGGCCAGACGTACCTTGTTGGTCTGCGCCTTGACGACTTCGTTGACGGTGCGTGCCTGAAGCAGTGATGTGCCGCCGGTGCCGCCAACATTGGCTGAGCCAGTTGCGCCGATACCGGCAGTCGTGCCAGCACTGCTTCTCTCAGGGCCACAGTTATCAACTTCCGGTACCTTGACTTTGACGGTCGGCCTTTGGGTGCCGATGTTGGGCGCGCTGGTATTGCGCTCCCACTGCGTATCGGCCTGATCAGCATCAATCGTTCCGTCAGCTTCTGGCGTGACGCGACCGCTGCGAATGGCCTTGTGCACGGCGGTGTCGGTGACCCCGCGGTGACGGGCGTAGGCACGTATCGATAGTCCCATTGGATTGGTGTGAAGTATTCATTCCTGAATTGGTGCGTCAGATGCGTCAGGCAGAGATGCAAATTTGCCGGAATTTGGGGTGTTGGATTGAAGCCAATCAATGTGCAGAAAGATTCAAAGAATGATTGAAATTGACTTGGCTTCTCAATCGAACAGCGCGTTCATAGAGGCGTTGCAGCAAACCTGCTCAACACCGCAATAACCAACTTAAAGGACGCAAATCATGAGTAACTCAGCAGCCCCAACCACCACGCAAATGGCCGAGCAACTTCGTGACATCCAGCTCGAACTTATCGACTTGCTTGACCAGGCACAACGCCTGCTGCGCAACGCACCAAGCATCACCCGCGAACGCGCACAGAGCTACTGGCTGGCACACGCCCGCATAGCCATCACAAAGAACCACAGCTACTTGGGTGGCTGCATGTTCGACATGGAAGACACCATCAACGAGTTAGAAAACACTTCCGAAGAGGATCACGAGTCATGA